TTTCGCAGCCTATAACGCCTATTAATCCGGATGGGGCATATTTCTACTTCTATAAGTTTCCCCAACAGGAATCAACGGAGACATACATTAAATGGGCTGTAATCACCGAGGGTAGTGTGGGTGTAGCTAATTGGATACCGTCTGCAACTGAAAGAAAATTAAATATCGGAGGCGAAAATCTGATGTTACAATCCCAACAGGCGTTGGATGGATCAGGCGCACAATATGCGTTTCAGTTATCGAAAGCGTGGACGGATTTAAAAGGCAAAACCTTAACAATCTCGTTCGACTATGCGTATAGCAATCTAAAGATGGGATCATCACAAAGGTTCGGGCTTGAAAAAGCTATTTATAAATCGGGCACCTCCCAATATTACTATATCGGCGCATTTAAGTATGTAGATTCTACCAGCCCCACGGCTGACAAAGGTAGGTACGTCCACACTATCAAAGTCCCCGAAGATATAGAGGACTCTTTGGATACTGATATTATTGCATATATACAGTTAGGCGCTGGATCAGTTTGCCGGATCAATAACTTTCAAATAGAAATAGGAGACACGGCGACCGGATGGAAGCCTGCCCCTAAAGATTCTTTCACTGAGTCAAAAAAGTACACCGACACACAAATACTTGCCGTTGACGGGAAAATTGAACTATCCGTTAAAACTAAGGTAGAAAATTTGGGTATAGGTGCTAACAATTTGTATAGTTACACAAGTTCAACGCTTAATACTTTATATCCATCTCCTACTATTGAAAGGCAAATGTCTCTGCGTGGCTTCTATTTGGTTGGTTCACAAGGTAATGGAGGAGCTATGCGGATACCTAATATTATCCCGCCTATCCCCGGTAAGTATACCGTTTCCGGATGGATTAAAGGTAGTCAAAATACCCCAGTTGGTTTTACAATTGATGTGTGTGATTCTGAAAACGTAATTGTTAAATCAACAGCAGATAACCAATGGAGTTATTTCAAGCATACATTTAACGTAACGAAAAATACAGAGGAACAAAAGGATGTATATAATTTTGTTGATATAGAAAGAATTGATTGGGCTTATATATGGGTAAAAGACTTTAAAGTAGAAGCGGGTGAAATTGCAACCGCATGGAGTCCCAATTTTCAGGATGCAGTTTACAAAGGTGCTGAATATACCAATAGTCAAATTAGTGTAGTCGAAGGTAAGATAACATCCACCGTTGAAAAGATAAATACCGTTGCTGGACGTGTTACCGGACTTGCTTCACGCGTCGAACAGACCGAAAAAAGTATCACGTCTGTTGTTGGACGTGTAGACGTGCTGGATAAAACAGCCGTTAGGGTTGCTACGAAGGTTATTGATTTGGTTGGTTGGGATAACAATAAATTCTATCCTTTAGTTATCAACATAGGACAAAACCACAAAAGAAAGATTGAAATAGACCGTCCGTTAGATGGTGCACTTGGAAAGCCTTCATACAGTACTCACGATGGCGGTTTTTCTATGAACTTAACGTTTGAAATGTCCGGTAGCGGTTGGGGGAGCTCTGTTAAGACAACAAATATCTTTGACTATTATAAGGCATGGACTTCTACGGGTGCAAAGATAGTTGTTGATTTGGGACAAATAACCGAATCGTCACAATGTGTAATGGGCATCAGAGGTGGCTCTAAGTACTACGTATATTTGCATGACGAGGGTAATGCAGATAATATACATTACTACCAAACTGATTATACCGCACCATACGGGCAAAAGTTCCCCGTTCGCACCGATGGAACTGAACCCGTCCGCACATACGGATACTATACCGAAATAAAGCAGACGCAGGAAAGCATAGCTTTAACTGCAAACAAAGTGGACGATCAAGGTAGGCGATTAAGTGCGGCTGAGTTAACTCTAAGTTCAGACCACGCAAAATTAAGCGTAGTAGAACAAACGGCAAATTCCGCCAATTCCTTAGCAGGAACAGCGAACAGCAAAGCCAACACAGTAGACGGTCGTGTCACCGCCACCCAAAACGGCTTAGTCGAAACCGGAATCAACATCACGTCCCGAAAAATCATTCTGAAAGCCGATAACCTGCTATTCCAAAATAACACAGGTCAACAGACAGCCGCCATCAACGCAAACGGCAAACTGTCTGCCAATGTGATTGAAGCGGCGGAAGTGGTGGCACAGGCATTTTCAGCACAGAGGATCACAACCGGAAACCTTACGGTAACTGATGGTGCAAAGATCGGTGCCTGGAATATATCGGGAGGCTCTCTTGTTTCGGCAAGCAATTCGCAGGCTAAGATCCTGTTAAACATGTCCGGTAATAAATTCCTTCGTATTAACGAAGAGGGGGACAGCCCTACAACTTCACGCACAGCATTGATGTCCATACGAAACGACAATTACAGTGGTCTAAGTATTGAATCATACGGAAGTTCCGGTTTTGCTCTAAGATGTTTGGCTAACGCAGGCACTGCAAATTCGATAGAATCGTATGGAAGTCATATTTTCGCCCAAAGGGGCGGTGAAAAGTGGAACGCTCCCGGAATGCTGTGTACCGGATATGTATATCAAGCGGGTACAGTCACTAATGAATGGGGCAACGGGTGCACCTTAACCAGTGCACAGAAAATAGCTACTGGAAAATACAGGATATACCACAGTTTGAAGCATCTGCAGTACGCTGTTTTAGTACAAGGCTTAGGGGGGTATGGCTGGGTATTCGGTCAGGTAGAGACACAAAACAACTCTTATTTTGAGGTTTTAATGCTTGACGCAAACAAGGGTCCCCGTGATTGTCCATTCCGTGTGTTCGTTGTAGGTCGCAATGTTTGGTAAATGCCCATTGTGAGCGCAGATTACAATAATAAATTCAAAAGAAATAGAATATGAAAATCAATTTTAGAAGAATTAAAGTAAAAACAGCTATTGATGGAGAAATTAAAGAGTTCGACGTAGCTAAAACAGTAGGAAACGCTATTTACTGTAATACACCCGATTTGGGTGAATTGGAGTTTGCCCAACGGATATATAAAGAAGGTGAAGTTGAAGTTGACGAACAAGGTGCAAATATCATTCGAAATTACGTTGATCCGGCTCCGATCCTCGCAGTGGTGAAAACCGCTATTTATAATGAATTAGACAAAGTAATTATGAACTCTCAAAATCAATAAATTATGTTTCAAGAAGAATCAAGAACAGTTCAAGTAAACGGTAAAGCCGTTTCAGGAGATTATCAGTACAATGTAAACTACAGTGTCAATAACGATAATCTCAGTCGTCTTCATTGTGAAATCATTAAAACGGTCACGGAAGAGATTGACACCCCTACAGGTAAGCAACCCGTAACCTCCGGGCGGTATATCGGGTATTTGCTGTTAGAATCAGGCAGTAAACAAATGTCCCTTCCGGAGTCGGAGAATGTTGCAGCGCACTTTGAAGTATTCGATCAGATCACCAAAGAGGTAAAAGCCACTTTAGAGCCCAAACCGGCATCTAAATCCAAGTAACAAGAATCCGCCCTGTCTTCACAGATGGGGCGGAAAGATGCGGTATAAAGGAAATGAATAATAACCGTAGTTTATTCATACCGCATTTGATAATACTTATTTAAGATGTTCTCTCAATAACACGTAAATTCGTATAATTGTTGTACATTCTAATAAAAAAATTATATAGAGTAAAATAGTTCTTATCAACATAGGTTGCATCATAGCTATGATGGTTTGCTACTTTTAGGGAATTAGTTTCTTTAAAAAAATAATAAATATACTATTTAAATTTATATATCCAAGAATATGAAAAATTTGAAGATGATTGCATTGATTGCCTTGCCTCTTTCTCCTTTGCTGGAACTCTTTGAGCGCTATGTCTTTGGTGACTGGGAGTTTGTCAAATGGTTGATTGTCCTTGTATGTGTTGATACGGTGCTCGGCTTTGTCAAGCACTGGTTATCCAAAGACATCAGTAGTAAGGCATATGGTATGATTGGGCGTAAGCTTATCATTTACAGTTGTGTATTGATCCTGTCACATGTGATGGGTAATTTCTCGATCGCCGGTCAGGTGGTCGATAGTTTCGTCTGGTTCCGGTATTTCGCTTGTACGGCATTAATGATACGTGAGGCCTTAAGTATTATTGAGAACGTAGAAGAGATTTGCCCGGGCTTTTTCCCGAAGGCTATCATAAATAAGCTGAAGGGGTTCGATAATGTTTCGGGAAAGAAAGAGTAGTTTAGATAAAATCTCCCGTCGCTACGCTTAGCGACGGGGAATTACACAAACAAAACAAACAAATGTATAACTTTATCTTCCCAGACCAAGTTTACAAAATATAAAATATTGGAATACAAAGGTTGATTTTTATTTTTAATAAAAGTGTTAATAAAACCGCTAAAAGAATAATATATGCAATATTTTTACTCCAAGAATTAAGTCATAGCGATGTGGTTACAGTGCTTGGAACAAGTAATGTTCTGATAGTTAAAGTAATTCATTGTTTAGCGAGGTTGTTTTAGAATATTTTGACCAATTTGGGATAAATATCATCTCTTGAGACACTGTTGCAACATTCGGTGGCTATCATTACGGAATGGCTGATGTTACATTAGCGATGAAGAAAAAAGCAGGAGTTGTTATTGGACTATTTTTTAATTGAGTCGGTTTTTGACTTATTAATAATGGATGCACATAGCATTTATCTTAAATGCATTTATTATTTTGAAAGATATAGTTTTTCATCTGTATGCAATAAGATACGGCGTACTATCTTCACAGACCGCATAACCGTGTTTTTAAAGTTTAAGCATGTTATATAGCATATTTATTCCTATAAAAGTTCATTGTGTATCTATTAAAAATGCTTATAAACCTGTGGGATAATAATATTTTTTATCATGGAGATATTTTCATGGAGGGAATAAATAAGGATAATTATTGAGCTTGTGTAATGAATTTGTATTTAAAAATGTGAAAACAAGAAATAACGCTTCTACCTTCACAGGCAAAAGCGTTACAAACGGCTATTAAGGCAACAAAGTTATTGATTTATGTTATGTTTTATCTCCTTAACAACTTAACTCTTGAAAAGTTTTATAAACTAATAAAAAAATAAACAATATGAAAACAATTGATTCAATCATTATTCACTGTTCGGCCACGCGCTTCGGACAGGATTTGCGTGCAAAAGACATTGACCGGATGCATAAACAGAGAGGCTTTAATCAGATCGGGTATAATTACGTAATAGATATTGATGGGACTGTGGAGAACGGTAGGCCCTTGTCTGTGGACGGGGCACATTGCAATACGAAAGGGGACAGTGGGCGGTCGTATAACAAACATTCGATTGGTATCTGCTATATCGGCGGCCTGGATGTCAATGGGAAAGCTGCTGATACCCGGACAGAAGCGCAACGAATAGCTTTGCGCGATTTGGTAGAGAAGCTCTGTAGAGACTACCCTATTATCGAGGTACTTGGACACCGGGATACATCACCTGACTTAAATGATAATGGGGAGGTAGAACCGTTTGAATATATCAAGGCTTGTCCATGTTTCGATGTACGGAAGGAGTTCTCTAATTTTATGAAACCTGTAATCATACGGCCATGAAATCTTTGCCTTACATTATCATAATCATTCTTGTCCTGTTTATCGTATTCCGCCCGACAAGGGTGGAACGCGTACCGGGTGAAGTGGTCAGAGATACGATCATTACAAATCGTATTGATACGGTCTGGGGTACAGTTCCCGTTCCGGTTTATGAAAGCGTTGTAGATTCGTTCCCGTTCGTTGTTCCCGTCCCTGTACCGGGCGATACAGTCCGGGATACAGTGTATTTGCCTATTACGCAGAAAATCTACAAAGATAGCCTTTATACGGCTTATGTGTCGGGCTACCGGGCAAAGCTGGATAGTATAGAGGTGTACAGCAAAACGAGGACTGTGTTCGTCAGAGAGCGGGCAAAGCGGAAACGGTTCGGGCTGGGTGTACAGGTCGGATACGGCTTTTCTGGGAATAAGGCAAGTCACTATGTTGGGATTGGAGTGAGTTATGATGTGTTTGAGTGGTGATTGTGATAAATTATCTAAGAATATGAATTTTGTAACCTAAATGTCAATTTTATACCACTGTAGGTTTTATTTAGTCATTTTTGTATCTTGATAATAGTCGCAAAAGATATTTTCACTTCCTTTGCTTTTATTATTGTTTTTACTACGAAAGATGTAGGTTTCTGAAGGTTATGTTTGTTTTTTAAGATTTCGCATTGAGTGTGTTTTTAATGTAATTTGTATTTATTTATATTGTTATTCGCTTGATTAGTAATTAATTTTTAAATTTTAAACTTTGTATGTTTATGTTGTTACTTGTTGTTCTTTATTTTTTTGTATGTATTGAGAGAATTAATTCCAGAAATGGAAGGATGAGTAAAAAAGAATTGTTGTTCTTTCTATTTGTGCTTGCTGCAGGAGGAGTGATGGCACAGCAATATAGGGAAAGGGGGGATTTT